GTGATCACCTGCTCAATATCACATTCCTTGAGTCTTTCCTCACGACCAGTGAATGAAAGAAACTCCTCCCACTCCTGGCCCGTGACCTTATTCCGGAATTGATAGATTGGCATTAATTATACTCGTCCTCTATATCAATCAGCCTAATAGCATCGCGCCGCCTCAAGGCTGAAAGCATTCTCTTTTCGCTGAGTTTATGAGAACGATCAGATCGCTGCTCAATAAGCTCATCGTAATCGTTGTACTCTTTAAACTTTTTGAACTTCTTCATCTTCAACAAGCCCTGGAAATGTCTTAGCAATTAACGATTTTGTTATCCCCTTGTAAGGTAATTTCTTGTCTTTGATTGCGAGTAGAATCAAAGCATCCTTGGGATGTACGGACTCAAGCATCTCAATGAAGAGTGTTTCGCGTCTGAGACTAGTCAATGAAGGACCACCTTCGCAGAACAAATACAGACGTCTGACCTCTCCATATAGAAAGCTCTCTGCGTTTACCGGATCGCAAGGCTTGTATGGAGGTTCGCCGGGTGGAAGATTCCACTTCACCCCATCGTAATATGCTCCAGCAAGGATAGTCATGAGGACATTGTTGTCCTTGTACTGTCTGAGATATTCAATCTTTTCGTTTTCGGTCTTCTTTTCAGACGCTTCTTCAAAGATTTCAAAAATAGCTTTAATCATTAAAAATCACCTACGCTCTCCATTAGATTCTTGAGCTTGTGCTCGATAAAGTAGTTGAAAAGCTTCGATCGGTCCTTGCCATTCTGCTCTTCGTACTGTTTGATTGTTTCTGCCCTTATTGTATCGGGCGTGAATGATAGGTCAACAAGTTGCTCGTTGCGCTTCCAGTTACGTAGCATTGCATCGTCACAGAAACTCAGAGGATCAGACCTGACCCACTCATTGAGCTTCTGTGTGCGAATTGGCTTCTGGCGGCCGCTAGTAACAAACGTATCGTCCTTGGACAGGAAGTTAGGAACACCATCGCCCATATCACCCTTGATGATATGTTCTTTGACGAACTGCGAGGGGTTGTTATGCGCAAGGAAACGCTTGCGAACAGGGTCGTATTGTTTGACGTTCATATAGCTCTGCAATTGTACAAAGTCTTTATCCCCTGAGATAATGAGGATGGGGGCCCCATGGAAGTGTTGTACGAGCGAACCAATAATATCATCCGCTTCCGCTCGCTCCACTTGGATAACGCGATAAGGGAAGTACTCCTTGAGTTCGTTCCTGACCTTATTTAGCGATTCAAACACCGCTGACCAGTCGAGTTCAGAGTTTTCCCTAGCTTTTTTTCGGTTAGCCTTGTAGTAGGGAAACACTTCCCTGCGCCACGATCGGGCAGAGTCACAAGCGATAACAAGCTCGCCATACTCTTCAGAGTGCTTTTTGTTAATGTTGCGGATAGAGTTAAGCACCATGTGACGGAACAAGTTCTCGTCTACAGCGATGTTGGTATGGTTTCCAATCTGAGCCATGTAGTTGGAAATCATAACCTGATTGAGGTCAACAATAATCATAATATTTAAGAATTAACTTCTTCCTCTGTTTCATAATGAGTGGGCAACCTATAGGTATAGGAAAAGCCATCTTCTGTATGTTCAATTACAACCATCTCTTCTACCATACTATGGAAAGGATGATATAAAGTCAACGCTTTATATGCAGCTGCCCGTATTGATTCGCAGATTAGTGCATTACACATATGCACATCCTCTCCGGTAATGTCGATTCCCTCTTTTGCAAGGGCATCGAACAATGCCACCATCCCCTCTGCTATAGCATGATCTGCTAGCTCCGTACGTACGAGACTTACGTTTTCTTTGACCTCTTCAATAGACTGAGGAGGAGCAAAGCGATGTGCCCGGGGGAACTTAACAATGTTATCGGTCATACCTGGAATGTCTTTACTAGAATGGTATCAGCATTGATTCTACCACTAGGCACCGAGGTCTTAGCTTTAATCTTATTGAACTCGGCCCATAGCGTAGTAGTGGAGGCTTGCAACAACTTCTCGAGCTGCTTCTTTGGATCGCGAAGAGTCTTCTGGACAGACTTCTGTTCGATGAATTGAGTGATCGATGACCGCGACACGTTCAGTGTGAACGGAACTGCGTCGATTGCCTGGAAGATTGTAAACTTCCTGGTCTTTGTGTTATAGGTGCAGAGCATCTGAGACTTAGGAATCAGCGCGGGGTCAATACTGACCAGCTCGAGTTCTTGAAACTCTTTCATGTAGTTGAGCTTCGAGACGATCTTTTCAACAGGCTTCTCCTTAGGCAGACGAGTCTTCTTCTGCTTCGCCTTCTGCTTAGTATTTAGATACCTTTCGCAGTCGTCAATGACCAATTCGAGAAATAATTGCTCGCGAGCATCTGTGGAGTCTTTAATTCTGGAGTAGAAGGCATGAACCTTCTGTACGCTGAACGCACTGGCCTTACGTTCTTTAATAAGATCGATCGGGGAAAACTTTGCTCTCTTGTTAGAGATAAAGATGTCGAGATTGTACTCGAACTCAGTGATCAAGTCTCGTGCCTTGCGTTCAGCGTAATATTGAATCGAACGTTTCGGTTTGTTTTCTATTTGTAGTTCCATAGGTCCCTCAATGTGTATATCCCCTTATACGACATTTTCACAAAAAGGTCAACCCACTCTATATGTGAACATAGGACCTTCATCCTTTGGAAGCTCACGAGGCTCGTTCAGTAAGGATGTCAATAACGCTTCCCATTGCTGTTTACGGATGTCCCAGTTGTAGAACACATCCGCATAGCCTTTCTGTGATGCTATACGTGACTGAATAGCTTCATTGTTTAGATATTCAATAGCATCTTCAAGATACTTATAAAAATAGGCAGCGTGATCATTGGGCTCTTCAATGAACTGATACATTGAGGTCCAATTAGCTGCTGTCTCATATAGAGCACCCAGGTTCGGGTGAACACATAGCATTCCAGCAGACATAGCTTCCATCAGAACAAGACATGAAGTCTCTACCCATGTTGAAGGATATGCAAGAATGTGATTGTTCTTGAGTTCATCGCGAAGTTGATCGTTGGGAATAGTGCCGAAGTAATTGATCTTAGGATGTGCTTCACATGCATCAAACAGAGGCTTGAAAGGCTCGTCTCGCTCTGCCCAGCCATAGAGGTTGAATGATGAGTATACATTCAGCTCGATATTGTCATACTTCTCACACAGCTTTTGGAACACAGGAACGAGGATGTTTAGACCACGATGAGGTGTCGACCAGTAGGCAAGAGAGATCTTGTCCTTAGGCTTCTCATGATACTCGATAGGTGTGATAGCATTATGCATAACAATACATTTCGAATATGGAATGTCATACTTTGCAATATATCCCTGCATTTGCCAGTTAGAAACAAACACGAGACGATGAAACTTCTTCCACCCACCATTCGCAAGGTGAGCGGACTCGGGATCGTCTGGTAGATCATGTAGCCAAAGGATCCTGATCTTTGTCTCGTCCAGGTCCCTTACTCTAGACCGAATGATCTGAAAGTTGGATAGGAGGTCTGCATCAATTGATGACTCCAGACGTGTTCCCATCAATTCGGTTCCGCCCATTGCTTTGGCGGATACTTCGTCGTTAATTGATACCATGTGTGTTCTCACTAAATCCAATGATTGAATCGAGACGGAAAGAACGCCACGCATTCTTGTCCAGATCCCATACAACCAGGAGGTCGGCGTTAGGTGTCTTTTTCTGAACCTGTTCCTCGATATCAGTCTGTTCGGGGAGGAGGTCTACCCTCAGCGTACAACGCATGTCCCGCTCAGAACCATCCTTCTTGATAAACTTAACACTTACTTCACCGTTGTGAAGGACTTCTTTAAGGTAATCAGCCTGCCAGGAATTGCTGGTTTGGTCTGCTTGCCCACTCTTGAAGTTTGTCATATCCACCTACTTTTTCTCCATCAATAATAATAAAAGGCATTGTCTTTACTTCTGGGAAGATTCCCATAAACTCTTCACGGGTAATGTCGGCGCCGAGTTTGACTTCTTCGTAATGAATACCCTTGATCTGAAGGTATTGCTTAGCCAGTATACAGTAGCTACAATTATCTTTGGTATATACAACTACGTTTTTAGCCATCGTCTTTTGCTCCAATATAAGAGGACCTACGCTTAGGGTCGCCCCACACGTTGTTGGCTCTTACCCTTACAAACCTTCTATCGGAAGATGGACCATCGATTGTGACCCATGGGTTCTGACCCTTCCTCCAAGCAGAATGCTTGTTCATTAGTTTTTGCCAATCAGACTGTCCCTGACGGACTTCCTTGACACCATTCGCAATTGACTTGCGCTCACCTTTTGAAACTTTAGTGCTACGCGTCCGTTTCTTACCCATTACTCACTCCCTTATAATACCTTTATCTAATAAGGTCAACTCATATTCCCTATCGATGTAC